ATCGTCAACAACGATAGACCTGATAATGTTGCGTTTGAAATATATAATGATTCTACACTTGACTGGGTAGTCTTGGCAGCAAATAATATTCTTAACATTCAGACTGAATGGCCAATGACACAATTTGATTTTGATAACTTCTTATTGGATAAGTATGGAAGTTATGAAAAGTTAAATGATGTTCATCACTATGAAACATATGAAGTAAGAAATCCAAACAATGACATCATAATGGTTCAAGCAGGACTTCGTGTATCTTCAAATTATACCACAGAGTATTTTGATGGGGCAGGAATTGTCAAAGTTTCTCCTGTTACTCCAGTAACAAACTACGAGTATGAAGCAAAGATTCAAGATGATAAGAGAAATATTTTCATTTTGAGACCCAGATATCTTGGTGTTGTCAAAGATGATTTAGAAATTATCATGACATACAAAGAAGGATCCAGTCAATACATGACTGAATCCTTGAAACGTGCTGATAATATCAGACTTTATGAGTGATCACTCCTCTGCCAGTTTCTGGAAGTAGGACAGAGCATCATCCTCATCAGAGTCAGCAGACTTAGTGGGAGTGAGATCAGGAGTAGGAGGTCGGCTAGACTCAAAGTTAGGAGTAAAAGAACCACGACCTTCAGACTCATCCTCCAGTTCCTCATCAATGCGAGGACGTGAAGAGGACTTCTGACCCAAGACCATCTTCAGACGGGTTTCCAGTTGCTCATAGGACTTGAATTGATCAGCAGCAGTCAGAGCAGTCAATGAATACTGCTTCTTCCACAATGCTTCCAGTGCATCGTCATCATCAAGGAGAGCACCAGGTGCTGCGAACTCAGAAGAATCATAGTTCCAGTAACCAGCAACCTTCTTCAGTTTGAGTTTGAAGTTAGCACCCTGCCAGAAGTCAAAAGGATTGATGGCAGTCTCATCCTCATACTCAGGTTGCATGGCTTCCATGATCTTGTCGAAGATCTTCTTGCCGAACTTGTACAGGAAGACTTGACCTTCGTTCTGAGGGTTTGCTTTGTCCTGCACAACATAGATGTTGGCATAGTAGGACAGTTTGC